TCTAAGAAACCAGTTGATGAAATCAATAAACAAATTGTAAAACTTGCACCACACATTTGGAATTTAAAAATTATTGGTGGTGAACCACTTGTTATGAAGAAACATTATGAATTATTAGATATGTTAATAGAGTCAGGTGAATCTAAATTCATGCAAATAAAATATCAAACAAATGGAACTGTAACTAAAGCTGGTAAGCATAACATCTTTGACTACATACCACATTTTAAAAGCTTTCTAATAACTGTATCAATTGATGGAGTTGATCAGTACAATGATTATATTAGAAGAAGATCTAGTTACAACGAGATTGTAAAAAACATAAAAATGTTAAACAAACATAAGAATGTTGATATTGAATTAAATTCTGTAGTTACATTCTTTAGTGTATTGCATTTATATAAGCTGAACAAGTTAAGTGTGAACAACACACTCTTTAACCACAACTGGTGGCGGATAGATATGCCAGCTCAAATGAAAGCAAATAACCTTCCTGATAATATAAAGGATATATTAATTCCTATATATGAAGACATTCCACACCTTAAAGAGATTGCCACCCTTCTGAGAATGCCTCCTGAACCAGACTTTAATGCTGTAGAATTATACAAATATTGTCAAGCTATGGATGCATCTTATAAAGGAACTCAGTGGGAAATGGATGTATTAGATGTATTCCCAGAACTTATACCACACTACGAGAGTACTCGGCCTAAAGAATCTTATTGTGTAGAATTACCAGAGATTAAAGGAGTAGTAGAATCAGTGAAGAATACTGATTGGTATTTAAATATTTTAACAGAAAAGCCAGTAGGAGAATTATGGTTCGAAGGTATTACACATCATAGGATACCAGCAGATCATCCAGTGTATAACATACTTAATAAACAGTTAATGCATGGTAGTGATACTCAAACTGTAATGACTGGAATACAAGACCCAGATAACCTACCAAAAGCTGAGGTACGTGCTTACTTAAGTGTTCAATCAGCTGGCGTAGACTTTATACCACATACAGATACTGGATTTCATATGATCTTTCCATTTGAATTAGGGAAAGACTATGCGCTACAATACTTAAGTAATTATAATAGAGATGAAAAGGATGAAAGTAGAGTTGTGTACGAGCATAAATACAGATGTGACAAAGATAATAATGTAATAGGTATTCTACATAATGGACCAAACCATGTACATACGGTAAGGTGGAATGAACCAAAGGATAAATATTGGGTTCAAATAATATTCAATCCTTTAAATGATGATTGGGATACACTATTAGAAGAGATGGAAAATTTAAATTTATTTAACCTAGGAGAAGATGCATGGATCAATTAACAGAATTAAGTAAAAGAAGACACATCATGACGTTCTCTGATGTAGCTCCTGCAAAGAAGCTTATTGAAGAACTATTATGGAAGGCATGGAAGGTTACACCTTCAAAGAATAACTTTATGCCTTATCAGGTAAACGTATTAGGCCCTGACAAACAAGCTGAAAAAGTATCAGTATGGAACAAATCAAAAAAGAATAAAAAGAAAACTAATGAAACAATGATACCCGGCTCTGAGTTTAATGAGTTTAAAGAGTGGGATGATCAAGACGGTACAAACATATACTTTGATCATCTAACATCTGCACCGTATCTTTTAGTTATCACTCAAAGAGTTGAGATGGGTAATGCTATGTATCAGAAAAATGTAAAAGAAGGTGACTATTATGAACAGATGCATGCAGATGCTTTGCCATCAATAGCAAGAGGTACTTCTATAGAGGTAGGTATGTTTGCAGCTAACCTAACTGCATTCGCTATTGAGGCAGGAATAGATGCTTCAACTATACTTTGCTTCCCAGCTGATATAGAAGAATGGACTGACTTACCATGGGTAGAGCATGATGTACTATTGCTTATGAGTCTTGGAAACTGTAAAGAATCTAGAAGAGAATTTATGGCAAGAACTAACCAAGTGTTGCATAAAGAAGATCTAAAACCAGAGCCAGAGAGCGTAATAAACTGGGTATAAAGATGTACAAATAAACTAAACTATGATATAATATACTTGATGTTAAAACCTAAAACTCTTATAATGTTAATTGACTTCGAAGGCCGCCCTATAATGGGTGATGAGATGACCAACGAACTTCGCTATTCATACTTAAAAGGATTACTCTTTAATGGAGTTGATGATCCAATCTATGATCTACTTATAGTATCTGATCAAACTGATAAGCACACCAAAATGAATGAGTTAAAAAAGATGTCTGATTTGGAAGGCAAACACCAATGGTTAAATATTGATCCTGATGACGGAACAGGTGTTGAAGACATTATAAATATGGTTAGCATGTTTGGTTATGAAATTCAAAATGTTGTTGTAGGTGGTTGTAATACTGTTGGTTGTATTTTTAATTCAACACCTTACTCATCATGCGCGTGGGCTAAGAGAGGATTTCCTGTACAGATATTTCTTCCTATGTGTGCTGATTATCAAATGAGTGGTTTAAATCAAATCGAACAAAATATGATGGCGTTTTCAGATTTATATAATGCAATTAAAAAGAATGATGTAGTTAATGAGGTTGATCCTATAAGTAGGCTATCAGCTATATGGCTAGATCCTGAATTAAAATATGAAACTATTAGAGGAATTGGCGAATGAGTGATCAAGAGAAACAAGAATGGAGTGAAGACCTGAAGGATTATGTAGATGAATGGAATGAACTTCCTAAATTTATGACTAGAGGTGGTCCAGGCGATCACGAATTCGAATTGTCTTTACTAGATGGTAAAGTTGATTCATCACAATGGTTTCAAGATCAACTCAATCCAGAGAATAGCTACAACTATAATCCAGAGGTACTTGATAAAGGTACGATCGGGCAACAAGCTAAAGATCAAGAGATATTCTTTTGTGACATTCCGTTTAATCAATTGTATGTTGAAATGGATGGATCATATGCAGCATGTTGTTTTGGTGCAAAAGCAGATGGCAGAAATGGATTACCAAAACATACTGTAAAAGATACAACCTTACAACACTGGATGGAAGAAAGCACATATATGAATGAGATCCGTGCTGAGATGTTAGATCCTAATTCTAAATTTGAGACCACAAAGAAAACATGTAAGAGATGTATCAGTGATGAAAAACGTTATGGTAGATCTAGAAGAACAGCTTGCATGAAAATACATACTAATGAACCAGACTATTGGAAAATGATTGAACAATCAGCTCAGATGTTTAAAGCAACTGGCCAATATGTTATGGAACATAGAATGATTGAAGTTCAATTAAAGGTTTACGGTGATGAGTGTAACTTAGATTGCTATATGTGTATGCATGACAATTCTTCAATACGTCAAAAGGTTGCTAACGAAGGTGTATGGAATGATTCAATATTTGGTAACTCAGCTTGGAAGAGAGATCAAGATATAGATGTTCAATACTTTCAACCTGATGAACAGGACATTAAGGATGGCATTAGTGTAAAGGCTAAGATTCCATTATCAAAGAATGCTAGCTCACATTTTACTAATGGTAATATCACTGGTAATAATGTAGAGTCTATGATAGAACAAACACTTTCTATGTCGAAATACATACGAAGCATTAAGATCATCGGTGGTGAACCACTCATTATGAAAAAACATTATGAGTTATTACAGAGATTGATAGACAAAGATGAAGCTAAACATATTATAATCAAGTATCAAACAAACCTAACTGAAACAAAGGCTGGCAAACATAATATCTTTAACTACATACCTCACTTCAAACTTGTTTGTATGGTAGCATCTGTTGATGGTGTAGGTAAAACTATTGAATACATGAGAAGAAGAACAGATTGGAAGAAGGTTATAAAGAATACTGAGTATTGCAGAAGATATGATAATGTCAATGTTGACTTTAATGGATTAGTTTCTTTCCTAAGTGTAATGAGATTTTATGAAGTGATTGATTTTTGTTTAGACAATCCTATCATCGATCAAATAAACTGGGCTCTATTAGAAATGCCTATACACTTGAGAGTGAATAACCTACCAGAGAAAATTAAAAAAGATTTACTTCCTAAGTATGCTGCATGGCCTGATATTCAAGCAGCGCTCTCACTGCCTAACGATCCTGGTATTGATATGCAAGAGGTATTTGACTACATGTTAGATGCTGATAAATACTATAAAGGGACTAAATGGGAAATGAATCTATTTGAAGTATTCCCTGAGTTAGAAGAATTTTATATACCGAAGCACAAGAGAAAGTTACAAGTAGTTGAAGCTACAGAAAAAGTATATACAAATCAAGGTGAGAGAGAATTAATTGATATGTTAACATTGGTAGAGCCTACAGAGAAATATTAGTGAGCAAGAAATTAGATAATCATATGACTAAAGGCGGACCTGGAGATAAATTCTTAGGTAAAGGCAAAGTAGACACTACTAAATGGTTTGAGAATGTTCCTAACTTAGATAATCAAGTTAAGAATGAAGAGATATGGTTTTGCCCTGCACCGTTCTCATTAGCGTATACTAGTACACTAGGAGAACTCTTACCGTGTTCATGGGCTCAAGAACAAGTTGGACCTAACATTAAAAACACTAAGTTGATGGAGTACTTTCTCAGAGATAAAAGATTAAATGAATTACGTACTGAGATGACTACTGTTGGTTCTGATCTTAAGCAAGCAAGTCATACATGTTATAATTGTAGACACCAAGAAGAAGAGTATGGAAGATCTAGACGACAGGCTTCTTTAAAGATTCAAACTAATGATCATATTCTTTGGCCACGGATACGTAGAACTGTAGATGAATTTAGAAAGAATGGCGTTGTTCATTTAGAAGATAGAATATTTGAAGTACAAGTAAAGGTGTTTGGCAATCAATGTAACTTAGATTGTTATATGTGTATACCATATGATTCTAGTACACGTCTTACTACAATGCATTCAGATTATCTTAAAGAAGAAAACGTTTTCTCAGATTATTCTAAACAACATATACCTACGCCTAAAGCTGATACTATTGATAAGGTTATAAATCAAATTGCTGATATGGCTCCATACATATATAATCTAAAACTAATTGGTGGTGAACCTTTAGTCATGAAAAAGTTTTATAAACTATTGGAAGCAGTTGTTGAAACAGGCCATGCTAAAGAGATCATGCTTAAGTACCAAACGAATATGTCTGTACTAGAGTTTGAAAAAATAAAGATATCAACGTTTATTCCTCACTTTCATCAATTCGAATTCACGGTATCATTAGATGGAATAGAAAGAGAAAATGATTATATAAGACGTAGATCTAACTGGGATAACATTGTACGAAATATGAGACATGTTAGTATATATCCAAATGTAACAATAAATATAAATGGAACTATATCATTTTTGTCAGTACTTCGTTTTCATAGATTAATAGAATGGGCTAAAGATAACGGTGATATGATAAAGCAAATCAATTGGTCAAACATTAGAGGCCCAGCTAAAATATGTGCTAATGTATTACCACAGAAACTTAAAGATAAACTTATTCCGTTGTATGAAGGTTTTCCTGATATACAGAATGTATTGAGAGAATCTAATCATGGCCTTGGTCATCAAGACGCGTTAGATTACCTATTAATGGTTGATGAAAAATACAGAGGAACAGCATGGGCAATGGGTCTATTTGATATATACCCGGAACTGAAAGAGTTCCACGAACCAAAAGAAATAAAGAGAGATTCAAACTTTGAGAACGATATACAAGTAGTGAATCTAAATTTAAACTCAGATAAAAGGAGACAAAAACGTGAACAATACGATCAAGCAAGCGGTTGATTCAACTAAAAAAGCACAAAGGAATTGGGATCTATCAAAAGAAATTCCTCAAGAAGACTTAGACACAATGATATACGCAGCGCAGAAGAGTCCAAAGAAACAAATGGAAACACATTTTTCTTTACATGTGTATACAGATCCAGCAACAATTAGAGCGATATATGATAACACTAAAAAGTTTTCTATATATCCTGTAGACACACCTGATGTACCTGAAGGAGAGTGGACTCCACCTGAAGGCATGTTTGAAGATGTCGATGGAAGATTTTATCAAGACGATCATTTCTCTGTAAAGAATTCTCAGATTTTAGCTAATGCTATGTTTGTTTATTGTGAAGATAGACGTACAGTAAGAGGTGGCACACACTTCATGGCTAAAAAAGAAGGAGCATCACCGAATGTACTATCAATATATGAAGAGCAAATAGATTTTTCAATTGGTATTTCAGTTGGTCAACTATTATTATCATCAGCAATGATGGGATATAAAACAGGTATATGTTCAGCACTCGACTCTGATATGATATCAGATATATTACCGAAAGATCCAGATGGTGACCATCAAAATCCTAAGCTTATCATTGGTGTAGGATATGAGAATGAAGGTGTTGATAGAACTTTACATCAGGAAACTATGAACAAAGATCTACCTGAAGATAGACGTCAAGGTGATGACGATGCACTATTTAAATTCCCTACATTTACCGGAGTAACAGACGTATATATAAATGGAGAGAAGCAGTGAGTTCAAGCGAGGCAGCAATGAATAAACAGAAAGAAGATCAGGAACAAGAATTAACTATAGGTGAATTTAAACTAGAGATTAAACCAAGGTGTTTAACCTTTGAGCCGAAGAGTTATCATAAACCTGCTGCCTACACTTCAGATGGATTTATGGTTCCATGCTGTTGGCTAGACGATCCAAAGAATGACTTTGGTGTAGAATACTTTGGATTAAAAGATGAACATCTTCGTGTAAAGAATGTTGAATCGATAGGTGACATATTTAGATCTGAAGAATGGAATCATTTCTTTGATACACTACTTAATAATCAAGGTCAAGCAATGAGACACTGTAAATACAAATGTGGTAATCTAAAGAAAGATAATAACTTATATATGGAATCTACAATATAATGAGATTTACAGAACTACAACCTACTGAGCGTGTAGCTGATTGGTATACAAAGAATGAAGTATGGGGATCACCTAATATTGATTCATCACATAGGTGTATTTTAAGATGTCCACAATGCCTTCGTCAAAAGAAAGAAGGTATCCCTAGAATAAAGAAAGCATATGATCTAGCACCACCTGAGTTTCAAAAGCTGATAGATTACTATGAACATTGTATTACATTCTGTGGACAGATATCAGATCCAATATATAACCCAAACTTTTTAGAATTCTTAAAGATGATAGACGGTACTGGAAGAGGTGTAAGAATTGCTACATGTGGTCAATCAGTTAAAGGTCGTCATACACGTGAGTGGTGGGAAGAAGCATTCACCTATGGTATGAATGAGAATGCATGGTACTTTGGCGTTGATGGCATAGATGAAAAGAGTGAGCTGTATCGTATTGGTTCTAACTTTAAAGATGTATGGGAGACAATGCGATTAGGCAAATCAATGGGTGTTGCTATTGTTTGGCAGTTTATTATATTCGGTTACAATGAACATGAGATAGAAATTGCAAAGCAAATGGCAAAGGATGAAGGCTTTACATTATTGTTAGTTAAAACAAACAGAGGTTTTGATCCTCAATCAAGAAATATTAAAGATAATATGAAAGAGATCTATGCTAACTTTCCTAGACCTGATGTAAAGAATACAGTGAAGAAGATTAAAAATGAAGAATACTTTAACGTCACTAGAGAATTAGAGACGTGGAGAAACACTAGGAATACATAATGCAAATAACATATAATGGTATTACCATCCCTTTCTTTGAGGCAGATGAGTGTAAGAATTTAGTTAATGTTAAACTTGATGATAGAGGTTTACCTGAAGAAGTATTAGTATCTCTATCAGGTGGATGTGATTCTGCATCAGCACTCTATCTTGCACTAACACATTTCCCAGAGATTAAATGGTTACCATATACATGTAGAGATCTTAATGCTCCGAATGACGCAGACTCTGCAATCATGTTCATTGAAAAAATGCAGAAAGAGTTTCCACATGCTAACCTACAAGACATACAAGTATTTGAATTCGACGATAAAGATCCTAAACATTTCCCAGATGCTAATTATTGTATAAAACATTACGAGAGATATAAAGACATGACCACTGTCGGTATGGTAAAGGTATTGTTAATAGATAGAATCACAAGAGATATCATGAACAAATATGATAACCCTATGAGATTCGATGGCATGTCAAAAAATCCATCTGTACAAGACATGGTAGACGGTGGATTCTTAGATGTAAGTGAACCAAGACGTACACACGATGACAACTGGTCAACGATGATGAGACAAATTTATCAGCCATTCATTAATGTTGATAAGAAATTTATTGCTGCTATATACTTTGCTCATCCTTTTATGTTGAATGAAATTTATCCACATACAAAGTCATGTACTGGTACAGCATGGTGGACTAATAACTTTGAAAGAGTTTGCGGTAAATGTTTTTGGTGTTATGAAAGGAACTGGGCATTTGGTGATGAACTATATCCAATCAAAGACTTACCACAAATACCTGCTCCACCTCCAGACTACGATCCACGCAAAATAGCATGAAGAAATTATTACTCGTGAGCGGTGATAGTTTTGCCGATCCTCAGTTTAGATCATCATCTCATCCAGAAATGGATGTGTCATGGCCTAAGTGGCCTGAGCTGATGGCTAAGAAATTAGATATGAAGCTGATTAATTTAGGAAGATCAGGTGCAGGTAATGAATACATATCCTCATCATTGCAAGATGTTATTGTAAGACTAGATGATAAAAGCCAAATAGGTTTAGTTGTTGCTGGTTGGTCTCAATGTTTTAGACATGACTATCAAGAGATATCTTGGCACGGAGCAATGGAGAAAACTTCTTGGCAAAAGAAATCACTTGAACACATTGCTAAGAAAGGAAAGATTGTTTGGAAAGGAGAATGGTCAGAAGATTGGTACGTGGATGGAGACAAAGAGACTTATAACGGTGGTGACATGGCTAAGTCAAAAACAATACATGACCGTATGGATGCTAACTCTATAAAGAAATCTGCTGGAGCTACTGGATGGGAATGCCTACGAGTAAATACACACGGTGATATCGAAGGTTGGGTTAGAAAGAGTTTAAGAACATATATGAATTTTCAATTGATGTGCGAAAGATATGACATACCTTATCTGCATACTCAAATGATACCTATGTATATAGATTACATGAGAGGATTAATGCCTACTGAACAAGAAGTTGCTTTAGGTGCTACGAGAGAGAATGATTCAATGCTACCAAGTCAAGTACCTGAAGAGGAACTTCAAAAGATCATATTAGAATATGAAGGTATTATGGATCCACACAAATTTGTAGGCTGGCCTATTTCAAGATTCATTGGCGGTTATCCTCTTAATTTAGAAGTACTTGGTGTATGGCCAGACACTGGCATTAACGAATATGTAATATCAGAAATGGATAACCATCCAAATAAAGAAGGTAATCAATTAATAGCAGATCATTTACTGGAGCAATATGAAGAAATATTTAATAGTTAGCGGAGATAGTTTTACTGATAAAGACTTTAGGTCTTCTTGTTATCCAGACATGGATGTGTCATGGCCTAAGTGGCCTGATATCTTAGCAAAGAAATTAGATATGAAGCTTATCAATTTAGCAAAGGCTGGATCAGGTAATGGTTACATCTATAACACATTGTTAGATTGTATTCAATTAGTACCTAAAGATGAAATAGGATATGTTATAGCTGGATGGTCACAATGTCAAAGAGGAGATTATCAAGAACTCGGTCATACTACTGGAGTGCTAGGTGGATTAAAGAGCACTCAAGCCGAGAGAGATAACTTCCATGCTAATATGAAAGATTCATGGGGAGGACAAGACATATATAAACCAACCGAGATGGGTGAATACGCAGTTGATAAACGTAATTGGCATCAAGATAGAATAGATCCTCGTGGCAATTTACCATATTGGGTACGTAGAACTTTAAGACATTATGTTGGTTTACAGATGTTATGTGAAAATTATAACATACCTTATATGCAATGTCAAATGATAGATATGTATAAAGACTATATAGATGGAATGATGCCTACTGAAGAAGAAGTAGCATTTCAAGGTAAAGATCTTTATGCCGATAGACAAACATACCCAGGTGATGCAAAGGCCGATGAACAATTAATAATGAAAATTATAATGTCATATGATGGTCATATAGATACATCAAGGGTTATAGGTTGGCCACTTACAAGAACACTAGGTGGATTTCCAATCAATCGTGGTGTAATGGGATGGAATCAAATAGAAGAAGAGCCTTACGTTATAGATGAAAACGATAATCATCCTAACGCAGCGGGACATGAATTAATAGCGGAGTACATATATGACTGGATGGGATAGAGATTACTTAGAAAATAAAGAAGATTACTTAGCACTATTTGATAGTGCAATGGGAAAGGAACAAGAAAGGAATATAGAATTTCTTGAGAAAAGCCTAAAGGATATAACAGGTAGAAAGTTTGCAGTTGCTTGTAGCAGCGGTACTGATGCTTTGTTATTTGCTTTAATAGGTTTAGATCTTAAATCCGATGATGAAGTATTAGTTACTAACTTCTCTTGGATCTCTTCAGCTTCATGTGTATCATTAGCCGGTGCGGTTCCAGTGTTTTGTGATGTAGATCTAGATACATATCACATGTCATTAGATAGTATTAAGAGAATGGTGAGTGATAAAACAAAAGCAATTGTTCATCCATTTCTATTCGGTAGTATATCTGACACAACCGAGTTAAAAGAATTCTGTGAATTTAATGGTATTGTCTTCATTGAAGATGCATGTCAAGCTTTAGGTTCTACTTACAATGGCCAGAAGGCAGGTGCAATAGGAGAGATTAGTACACTAAGCTTTAACGCTAACAAACAAGTTGCTGGTATCGCAGGTGGTGGTGCAGTACTTACGGATAGTAAAGAACAAGCAGTGTTATTTAGAAAATTAAGAAAGCATGGTGAACACGAAGTACTAGGATATAATTCTAAGATGCTTGGCATGAACGCTGACTTTATTGATTATAGATTATCTAAGATGGAAGGCTGGAACGCTAAGAGACAAGAGATTGCAGAGAAGTATAATGAGATAATGAGAATGTGTGAGGTTGTTATACAAGATCCAGGTGAAGAGTTACACCACACATATCATAAATATGTTGTAAGGTTTATGAGTAAAGATATCAGAGATACAGTAAAGGAAAAACTAGGGCAGATTCATTATGCTAAACCTATATCTGAACATCCGATGTATAACCACATTGAACATAGAAGCGATGATTGCCCAAATGCAAAAGAAATATGTGATACAATACTTACATTACCTATGCATCCATATTTGACAGACGATGAAATATCTGAAGTCACTAATACAATTATGATACTAGCATGACATTAGATATAGTAAGTGACAAGCTTGTCGTAATCGATGATATGGGTAATATGATTGAATGGGGTGATGAATCTATTATCACTTTATATCACAATATGAAGTCAATAATAGGTGATATAAATATAAGGGAAGAGGTAGAAGAAGTTGAGCCGATATATTCTTATATAGTAGAGAAAATATATACTATGCCAGATTATATAAAATGGAATGATACTGAATTTAAAGAGAAGCCTAAGCAAAAACTACTCATAGCATTTAACAGATTTATATATGATAAAATTAATTGACGTACAGAATAACTATTTAGCAATAGACTTCTTTTTGACAATGACCTGTAATAAGGATTGTCATTACTGTACTAGCTATACTCTAGAACAAAGAAACCTAACGGTTGACATGGATTTCTTAAGGAGTACCTTATACTATTTAAGAGATTATAAAGTAAGATGTAACCTACTCGGCGGTGAGCCTGGGTTAGTAAAGAACTTAGATGAAGTCATTGCAGAAATCAAAAGCAATCCCAATCATGTATGTGAAGTATTATCTAACTCAACGGTTAGAAGAAGATACCCACAAGTGTTAACAGATCCTGATATAATATATGTTGAGCATATGATATTAGATTTTTATGACCACGAAATCACATTGCTAGGCCCTAAGTCATACAAATATCATCAAGAGAATGATATGAATAATTATAACTTAGTGATTAAGACACCTAACTTTGAGAAGTACAAGCATCTATATCCTGAAGCAATGGAACAATTAGATAATAAGAATACGTTATGGAAAGACTTTAATGGTAGAGCACCTAACTTTGGTGAGATACAGATAACAAAGCAAGCAGCCGAGATAGATAGGAAGATGTGTGCAGCCTTTCCTATGGTACCTGTTATAAACTTTGAGAATAAGAACCTAGTACATTGTAGTAAGAAGTTTGCGAACAATGCAATCACCTCTAAAGAATTTGACATAACTCAAGAGAATATAGATAAGATGATGAACTTCAGATTATTTAAGTACGAGAACTATTGTAAGACATGTACAGAATATGTACAACCGAAAGGCCATTTTAATATTAAAAAATATGCGAGCATACTAAATGACTAAGATTAAAGCAGTAGCGTTAAACCTACATGATCACAATACATATGATGGAGTGTGGCATAACCAAAGAGAAAGAGAGACACGATTTAAGCATAACTTACCTTATCGTACAGAAGCTTATGCTCATCAATCAGATGTATTAAACCCTAGTGACTATAAACTTAATGATAAATTCACTAAAGAATATTTTGTAACACCTGATGAAGGTGTCTTAGCATTTACATATACCTACGGTGGTGTAAGAATGTCTAAAGAAGAATTACTTGAAACAGTTTTAAAAGGTCATGATGAGATATTTGATTGGGAACCTACACACTTGTGGGATCATTATCACAAAGATCAAATATACTTTATAGATCATCATCAATCACATGCCACATATGCATTTATGAATTCAGGCTTTGAGCAATCAGACTGCTTGGCTATCGATGGTATTGGTAATAGATACAGATGTTGTTTCTTTGATAAAGATGGAAAGATGACAGACCTAAGTGATGTATTACCTATTGGTTGGTTATGGAATCACATGTCAAACCTAACAGGATTCGGTACATTAGGTGCAGGTAAACTCATGGGGCTATCTGCTTATGGTAGAAGGAATGATTACTTCTATGAAATATTTGAAACAATCCTTGCTGGTCCAATAACAGAAAAGAAGCAAGAGAAGTTTGAAGAATATATTGATTTGAAAAGATATAGGAAAGAAGACTTAGCACATACTCTTCAGATATTTACAATGGATAAAATAAAAGAATTTGTTTATCCGATGAAAAGCTGTGACAATCTTTGTGTTGCTGGTGGTGTATCTTACAATGGATATATGAATGAAGAGTTTACTAAAGTGTGGACAAATGTTTATGTCCCACCTGCTGTAGGTGATGAAGGTCAAGCTATCGGTGCATATCAACATGCTGACTATGTATTAAATGGTAACAAGCATAGAGCAGGAACATATATTGGTAAAGCCTATGACTTCAGGCCTAGTGTAGAAGAAGGTTTTGAATGGGGTTATAATGAATTGTTCTGGCAAGCTCTTGATGTAAAAACAATTGCTAATGAAATTGCTGATGGCAAAACAATAGGTTGGTTTCAAGATGAATCTGAGAGTGGCAATAGAGCATTAGGCAACAGAAGTATCTTAGCAGATCCACGTAATCCTGATATAAAAGAAATTATTAATAGTTCAATTAAAATGAGAGAAGACTTTAGACCATTTGCTCCTGCTGTAATGGAAGAACACTATCAAGAATACTTTGATACTAATCAGCCATCTCCATACATGTCAAGAATTATGCCGGTTATATCTGATAAGATTCCTGGTGTTACACACGTTGATGGAACAGCAAGAATACAGACAGTGAGCATGGATCAAAACGTAAAGTTCTGGAATCTTATTAATGAGTTTCGTAAAGTAACAGGTATACCTATGTTATTAAACACTAGCTTTAATTCACAAGAACCTATTGTAGAAAGTCCAATGCATGCTATCAGAACCTTTAGAGAATCAGCTATAGATATACTAGTAATTAACGAATGGATGTTAATTAAAAAAGTTGAAGGCGATGGCTGGAGTTAATGAATAACAATTTTAAATTAAAGCCTTACGAAGATTCTAAACTTGAAGTTAGTAGAGATGATTTAGTATTCATTAAGAATATAATGAAGCTATCTAATACAGATGATGTAAACTTTAGTTTGCTTGATAATGTATTTAATGCAATGGAACATGATACCATATATAGATCTGATATCATTGATTCATTTAGTTATAATCAGATGCAATCAAAATCATTAATAGTTAAACACTTAAATGATCTCAATCTTTTAAACAAAGATACCGAAGTTGTTATATGGGGTTGTTGGTATGGAAGTATTATTATACCATTGCTACATGATAAGGTTAAAAAGATTACAGCAATTGATACGGATAGCCAAGCTATTACAACTGGTGAGAATAGAATACTTGCTGGTTACGATAACGTTGAATGGATAACAGCTAACGTCTTTGATGACTATAGAGATATGTATGATACTGCTGACATCTTTATTAATACCTCGTGTGAACATATGCGTCCAATGAAATGGTGGGGACCGAAAGGCCCTAGAGGAGATCACAATTGGTTTAAAGAATGGAATGGAAAGTACCAGCATAATGATAAGTTATGGCCAGTTTATAAAGAAGCCTGGTGGGATAGAGTTAAACCTACTGCTCACTTTGCCTTTACCTCTAATGATATGGATGCTATCGAGGGTCATACTAATTGTGTGCACAGCATAGAAGAGTTTAAACTACAACTACCACCCCGGTCAGAAGTGCTGATAGATGATGCTTTGGTAGACGACAGAGGTACCAGATACATATTAATAGGAAAGGTATGAAAAGAATAATATATAGTATCTACGTTGACATACCAGCGGCTGAACACTATGGCACCACAAGTAAAAGCAAATGGGATACTGAAGAGAAAGCAGAGATCACTGTTGATGCTTTTAAAATACACTATGACAGATTAAAGCAATGCAAATTAGATTACGCTAAACGTATAGGTGTACCATTTAAAATGTATGAATACGATAATCGATATAGAGAATTCGAAAAGAAATTTACAGAAGACCATCCTGAAGTAACTGGATATGAAGTAATAAACTTTTATAAGATCCATGTGCTTGAACAGTTATCACAGGGTTATGACGAGATTCTATACCTAGACTTTGATGCTATACCTATGCCTAATGCAGATTGCTTCTTTGATCATCATGATCTTAGCAAGGGTATGTGTGTCTTAGATAATAATGATAAGATTGTTCATGATGTAAGAGCTAGTCAAAGTATACGTAGTCCATCAGCAAAGTATTATAATTGTCAAGCCATGTTATTAGATGGTGGTTATCATCCTAATAATGATGTAATCAATACTGGAATTATCCTTGCTACTAAAGAACAGGTAAAGCAGCTAGATTACTTTGGTCATTTTAGAGAGACAATGGATCTCATGACAGCATTAAGAAGCGATCAATATAGAGAAGCTAATGTATACCCTGAAAATATTGTTGATATGTTTCGATATGATAATGAAACAATCTTCTCATACAAAATAAAAGTAAACGCAGTTCCTGTACAATGGCTTAGTCCTACATGGCATTACTTCTTTGACAATCAAAAGTTCGTTCCTGGATACGCAAAGGTAGTACACGCAATCTGTAAAGACTTTGATTGTGTATGGCGAAGATACGATGCTTAAGATATGTACGGTATACTATAACGATCAATATACTCCTGACTATGTAGGTAAGCTATATGATAGTATAAGAAGGAACTCATCTATTCCATTCCAATCTGTATGCATAAGCGATGATCCTAACGTTGAAGCTGATATAGTACTACCATATAATCACTATGACAAAGTTAAAAAGCATTGGCATAAACTAAAATTCTTCTCTTCACACTTTGGTTACCAAGAACCAGGGGATGATATCATAATCATGGATATAGATCAAGTGATCACGAGCAACGTGGATGATCTCATAGGCCATCCAGTGCATGATAACGAATTAGTTACTTATGGTATATGGTGGAGATCTAAGCTGCATACAAACGGTGGATTCTATAAATTCAAATCTGGTTCTTTAGAATATGTATGGGATGACTTCATTGAGAATCCTGAGTATTGGCAAATGCATTACTACAATGAAAGAGAAGTACACTTCCCATACTATGGTGAACAGAACTATGTTAACTGGAGAACAGACGAACATAATATAACATTAACTAAAACACCACCTCAATGGATAGGTAAATGTGATATCGATATTAAAGAAGATACTATAAACAACAGAATATATAATGAAAAATTTGGTGGTTATATGTTTATGGACAATGTAAATACTGACATTAAGGTGATACATTTTACAGGTCCAGGTAATACTATACACAAGAATCGTAATGGATGGATTAAGGATTACTGGAAATGAGAAGAATAATATGTTGTAGATTCGGTGATAAGTTTACTCAATGGCATGTTGATAACTTAAAGCATATGATAGACACTTACTCAGGTATAGAATACGATGAGTTTGTAGTTATCGAAGAAGACCTATATGGTAATTGGTATAATAAATTTCAGATGTATGATAAGTTTAGGGATGGTGAGAATCTTTATTTTGATTTAGATATGATTATCTATGGTTACCTACCTGATCTATTTAGAGAGAAGTTCACCTTACTAGATGATAAATGGTGGAGAGAACCTGCACATACACCTCTAAACTCTTCTATCGTTTCTTGGACAGGAGATGTATCTTATATCTGGGAGAAGTTTTGGCCGTACGCTGATGCCTATATGAAACAATATAGCAAAGGTAGTGATGAGTGGTATTATAAGGAAATGGAATACGAGATGTATAATCCAGTGTGTCCGAAGTTTAATATCAAAGAACGTGATCCTAACTTCAATGTGTGCACCTTAGGTCAGATGCACCATATACTTGAAGAGGGTTGGACCGGTTGGTGGTCACCCTACTTACTTAAGTCTTAGCCTTCAGTATTAACTGGAGAGAACTTCCAAGATGTAGCGTTATCCGCTGCAGCTAATTCGTTCGTTGGAGCCTTCTTGATATACATTGTTTCGCCTGAAGCCATACAAACAGTACCAATCAAAGCACCTTTAGAAGCAGTATGCAATTCTAAGTTAGATGCACTACCTGCGACAACCTTTACCGTTGAAGATAAACCAACATTGTTTCCGTTAGATGCATGTGAAGCTACTGTAGCTCCTAATATTTCTACGATCGTTGCCATTATTTTTTCCCCTTAGTTGTTGCTTCTGTTCCCTTAGCCGCTGCAATCTTCTTAGCAGCTGCAGTTTTCTTAGCAGTTGTAACAGCGGTTGCTTTAGCAACAGTTGCAGGTCTCTCATGAGGCTTCAATTTGTTTTCAGCTATAATCTCAGACTCTTGTTTGTCCAATGCTTTAGTAACAGCTACTGGATCTATTGTTCCAGGAACATCAGCATCAGTTGATCTTACGCCAGTAATTTCAAATGCATACTTTAGGATCTCGATCTTATGTTGAGCTTTTCTTAAAGCAGTTTTTGCTTCAACGTTTTTGCTCTCTCTAATCTCTTGTAACTCAAACAATGCAAGCTTAAGTGCAAACAAATGATCTTCGTTTTCCATGTTAGTAAAAATTGATTCAACTACAGTAGGAAACATTTTAGTTTTAGATAAACTAACTTCTTGATCTAGTAAACCACTGTCCTGCATGATAGCCTTGGCAGTCTGTATGAAAGCTTCACTCTCTGCTTTCTTAGTATTCCAAGTCTCTTCATGAAGTTGATCCATAGAAACAAGTGTCATTAATTGTTTAAAGTCTGCTTGCTCCTCGTCTGCCTCAATAATATAAGGGGTTAAATCTTTTTCTCCAGTATGATCCATGTTGATTAGAACTTCAATGTTCTTTCTCTCATTATCAATGAAGTGTGCAGAGACAAATGTCTCTTTATTAATCATCATTATGCTTTCCTCGCTTTTAAGTAGTATGTTGAAATTGTTGCCGCTGAACCAGCCGGAAACTCTTGAGTTCTATAATCATCTCCACCAACTTCTCGTTGGGCATATGTTGAACCATTTAGTTTAGTATTAACCATACCAGTACCTAAGTTAGTACCTGAACCACCGATAGCATAAACAATCTTATGTGAATTTAAGTTTACTGCTACATATCTAATCATCTCTTTCATAATAGCATCAAACTGTGCTTCTGTGTATTCTCTAATATTCTGGTTACTATCAATGTAACATGGTTTAACAGTGTAATCAGTTTCAGAACCAGTATTTCTATGAAGGTAATAGTTAGTTATAGTAGTTGGTTGATCTTGTGTTTCAGTAATACCACCCGCACTATATGCTCCAGCATTTGCACGTGTATCCGTAAATACTGCAGTTGAAGAAACGTTAGTATATCCAGATGGAGCTGATGTAGAGTTACTTATTTGATATGGTAGTGCCGCAATAACTGCATCGACAAGAGTATCTGCGTATGTATCAAACATCTCCTGAGGAGTCATAGCTTGAATGTTACCATTATTATTCCAAACTGGAAATCTAATATTATTTGAATCATTAAACGTTAATGAACCAGTATTTGTTGATGTTATCTTGTCATATGCTACAGTTACAGTTGATACGTTAGGTGTATCTCCCGCAGAGCGAAAGCTATTTGCATGTGATGTGGCTCCACCAGCTTGAGTTCTTGTATCACTCATAGCATCTAGGGTACCACTGCTACCAACTTGTGTTAAGAGTACAGATTGGTCTGATAAATAGAGGTATCGAGCTCTATTTATAATTGCCGTTTTATGGGCACTCGACATCTCCTTTAAGTTATTCGAGCTAATGTACATTGGTGTTCTTGCTGACATAGTTTAGTCCTGTTGTATAAGTCTATTTATACCCACTTTAAGGGTAAAGTATAAATAGACATGTTAATATTATGCTCCCGCGCCGTGTACTGTTTTCACAGTTGAACCCGCTGCATTGATAATCAATAATGTTGATAATGATTTCAACTCAGCTGAACCAACAGCATCATTAGCTATATGCTCTTCATCTATAGAATCAGCTGCATAGTGCTCAGAGTTAATAACGTTATCACCAATCTTAGCTGCTGTTACACAGTCTGCTGCCAAATGAGAAGCATCAACTGAACCATCAACTAATTCTGATGAATCAACTGAGTTAGCTGCCATTTCACTTGTACCGATAGCATTTGCTGCTATCTGAGTAGCTGTAATTGTATCATTAGCTATATGAGCTGCATCAATACTTCCTGCTGCGTAGTGTTCTGAATTGATAGCATCATCTGCAATCTTTGATCCGTCAACTGAATCAGCTGCTAGGTGACTGCCATCGACAGAACCATTAACTAACTCACTAGAGTCGACACTGTTTGCTGCCATTTGAGTAGCAGTAATAGTACCAGTTGCTATATGAGCTGCATCGATTGAACCGTTTACATAGTGTTCACTATCAATTGAATCATCAGCGATCTTAGCACCGTTAACAGAATCTGCTGCTAAGTGACCATTATCAACTGAGCCATTAACTAATTCACTTGAGTCAACAGAGTTTGCAGCTAATGCAGCTGCATCAACTGAACCTGCTGCATAGTGAGCAGTATCAATTGAACCGTCAACATACATATCAGAATCAATAGAGTTGTCTGCCATCAAGGCTGCTGTTATTTGATCATTAGCGATGTGAGCTGTATCAATTGAACCATCGACATAAGCCTGAGAGTCAACAGAGTTTGCAGCCATTTTAGCTTCAGTAACTGAGTCACTAGCCAATGCAGTTGCATCAACTGAACCAGCAGCATAATGTTCCGCATCAATAGAATCTGCAGCAATATGTTCTGAGTTAATAACATCATTTTGTATGTTATCACCATCAATACAATCCGCAGCAAGCATCGCATGTTCTACGGCACCTGTTTGAATTGTTGCAGCTGCACTAAAGTTTGCACTACCATCAAAGTTAGTTGATGTTATTACAACATCACCTGAAGTAGTAAATGCTCTTGCAGTATGAAGTTTAGTTGCAGTAGCAGCTTGACCAGTTAAATCACCTGTTACAGCACCTTCAAGGTTTGCAACTAATGTACCAACTGCATAGCCTGTACCAGAAGTGTTAACTGTTGTAGTAGGTTGTGCTTGGTTGTCTTTAAATAGTTTCCACTTACCTGAATCAGAAGCATCACGATATATACCACCATAAAGATCTTGTGAACCTGATGTATCATACAGTCCATAGATACCGATATCAACTGCATCAGCTGAACCATTGTTCGTAGCTAATTCAATTAATGGATCAGCAACTTCGATTGTTGTTGAAGATACACTTGTTGTAGTACCACTAACCGTTAAGTTACCAGCAATTGTTACGTTATCAGGTAAACCGATTGTGATCGTTCCTGAAGATTCAGCAACTGTAGTTTCATTAGAGGTTGCAGCAAAAGTAATCGTTGAACCCAAAGCCATAGCCGTAGAGTTTGAACCATCTGTAACTGTAATACCACTATTTGATAGTTTCGCATTAGCAATTGAACCTGCTAAGTGAGCATTATCAATTGCACCAGCAGCTATGTGTTCACTATTTATTACGTTGTCCGCAATAAAGCCAGCTGAGTTAATTGAATCAGCAGCAAAGTGTTCTGGATCGATTGCACCTGCAGCTATGTGTTCACTATTTATTACATTATCTGCAATAAAACTTGCAGAGTTAATAGCATCACCAGCAATATGTTCACTAGCGATTGCATCATCAGCAATTTGTGCACCAGTAACAGCATCCGCTGCTAGCTTAGCTGTAGTGACGTTAGCGTTTAGTATGTGTGCTGTAACAACAGCATCATCGATAATTGCATCAGTGTTAACTGAGTTAGCTGCTAAATGAGCTGCTAGAATACTATCATCAATATAAGCATCACTATTAATTGAGTTAGGAGCTAAGTGCTCTGCATCAATTGAATCAGCA